GGAGAGATGCCGCTATACCCACGGGGGCATCTCTCCCCACCATTTTTTCCCAAGGGGGTGCTTATGGGTGCCGCACGAAAGCTCCGCGCCGTGAGGGATGACGAGACGGCCCCTCAGGCCCCTGTGAGCGTCCTGGACGCGACAGAGCACGGGGACAGTAGGGACGTGATGGTGACGCTTCGCCGTCGCCTCGCTGCGTCTATCGATAGCCCTGCGACCCCTGCCCGCGACCTGGCTGCCCTATCTCGCCGCCTGCTCGAGGTGGACAAGACCATCCGGGAGATCGATCTGGCTCGCGAGGAGCGTGAGCGGCAGACGGCGACTGAGGCGACGGAGGATGAGGATGGGCTCGGGGACATCTGAGCCGCGCCTGTCTGACATCGCGAAGCACCTCATCCTGCCTGAGGGGACGGCCGCTACAGGCTGGCCGCCGGTGCGCGATCGGTGCAAGCGCTTCGGACTGGGCTTCGACCGCTGGCAGGACGGGCTGGGGCGCGTCATCCTCGCGAAGAGGAAGGATGGGCTCTACGCCGCCGGAGTTGACGGCGTCCAGCTGTCGATCTGCCGGCAGGTGGGCAAGACCTACACCATCGGGTCGATGATCTTCGCCCTGTGCACCCTGAACGAGGACCAGTTCGTCCTCTGGACGGCACACCGCACGAGGACGGCAGATGAGACGTTCGCGTCGATGCGGGGCCTCGCCAGCAAGCCAGAGATCGCCCCCTACATCGCCAACGTCCGCGCCGCGAACGGCCAGCAGGAGATCACCTTCACCAACGGGTCCCGGATCCTCTTCGGCGCCCGCGAGGGTGGCTTCGGCCGTGGCTTCGCCGGGGTGGACATCCTGGTGTTCGATGAGGCGCAGATCCTTGGACAGAAGGCCCTGGATGACATGGTGCCTGCGGTGAACACAGCCCCGAACCCGCTGGTGATTCGTCTAGGGACGCCTCCGCGCCCGACGGACCCGAGCGAGGCGTTCGCGGGCTTCCGCAAGGCCGCTCTCCTGGGTGACCTGCATGATGGCCTGTATGTGGAGATCGGCGCGGATGATGACGCCGACCCGGAGGACCGCCGCCAGTGGCGGAAGGCGAACCCGTCGTTCCCGCACCGGACGCCGGAGTCGGCGATCCTGAGGATGAAGCGTCAGCTTGGTCCTGAGTCGTTTCGGCGTGAGGGCCTGGGTATCTGGGACCCGGAGGTCGCTAGCCAGGCGATTGGCCGTGAGGCGTGGAATGCGTTGACGGTGGATGAGCCGCCGTCCGGGTTGCGCTGGTGCGCGGCCGTGCGGTTCTCGGTGGACGGTTCCACGGTGGCGCTTGCTCGTGCTGGCCGGAAGCCTGAGCGCAAGTCCGAGGCGGTCTTCGGCCAACTGTGCACCTCTCAGGGGGTGCGGAACATGGGTGAGGGCGTGCACTGGATCTTGGACTACCTGCTAGAGCACCGGGATCGGTGGGCGCAGATCGTCGTGGACGGCAAGTCCGGTGCCGGTGACCTGGTTGATCGGCTCCGTGCCGCGGGGTTCAGTCCGAAGGTGATTTGGACGCCGACGACGGATCAGGTCATCAGCGCTCACGCGATGATGGACGCCGCGATCCGGGACCGGTCCCTGTCGCACCCGGACGACGCCGAGCTGGAGGCTGAGGCCGCCGTCATCTCCCGTCGGAAGATCGGCGCGGGCGGCGGGTTCGGCTGGACCGCCCCGGAGGGGATGACGTCGGCCGGCATGGACGCACTGACACTGGCCCACTGGGCCGCGAAGACAACGAAGAGACGGCCGCGTGAGCTGACCGGAAGGCGTGTGGGGGTGGTGATGTGATGGACCTGATGGCCTACTACAGCCCCGTCCCGACCGACGTCGTCGGCCTGGCCGAGGATGACGCCGCCCTCATGGCCCGCCTGGTCAAGCAGTGGCAGGCCAAGCGCGCCCGGAACGCACTGCGCCGCCAGTACCGGGACATGCAGGTGAATGTCGCCTTCCTGGGCGCCTCCGTGCCCCCCTACATGCGGGACCAACTGGATATCGTGTGCGGCTGGCCGGATAAGGCGGTCACGTCGCTGGCGGCCCGGTGCATGTGGGATGGGGTGACTTCGCCGTCGGGCGAGGAGGACCCCCTGGGGGCCATGAGCCTCCTGCACGAGAACCGCTTTGACTTGCTCGTGCCCGAGCTCGTGGACGCCACGCTGACCTACTGCTGTTCGTTCGTGGTGGCCCTGCCGGGTGACACGACCGCCGGAGACCCCGACGTCGTCGTGACGGGTGCTGACGCCCTGTGGGCGACGGGCCTGTGGGATGTGCGCCGCCGTGGCCTGGAGGCCGGCTTGCTGGTGGACTCCGCTGACGATAACGGCAAGCCGACGTCGATGCTCCTCCTCACCAGCGAGCATGTGACTCGTCTGGCCCTGGGGGACCGGGGGTGGGTGGCCGTCGCGAGGATGGATCACTCCCTGGGGCGGGTCCCGATGGAGCCGCTGCCGTACCGGCCGGCTCTGGGACGCCCGTTTGGGCGGTCGCGTATCAGCCGTGAGGTCATGTCGATCACGGACCGCGTTGTCCGGGCTGGCTTCCGCACGGAGGTCTCATCGGACCTGTACGCGGCCCCGGCCCTGCTGCTGCTGGGGGCGGATGAGACCATGTTCCAGAACGCGCAGGGCGAGAAGACTCCGCTCTGGTCCTGGTACATGGGGCGACTCAAGTCCTTGCCGAAGGATGAGGATGGGGAGAAGCCCGACCTCCAGGTGATCCCACAGCAGAGCATGGACCCGTTCTTGGCGATGAAGCGCGCGCTGGCTGCGGAATTCGCTTCGGCGACGTCACTGCCGATCTCCGCGCTCGGGATCGTCCAGGACAACCCGAGTAGCGCCGAGGCGATCTACGCAGCCAAAGAGGATTTGGTTGTCGAGGCGATGAACACGACGCGCAGCATCGGCTACGGCCTGAATAGGGTCGTGCAGGACGCGATCTGTCTCCGTGACGGCATCCCCGTCTCGGAGATGGGTGATGAGGTGCGGAACCTCGCGACTCGCTGGCGCAATCCTGCGATGCCGTCCGTCGTCAGCCAGTCCGACGCCATGGTCAAGCAGATCGGCGCGATCCCGGAGCTTGCTCAGACTGACGTGGCTCTGGAGGAACTGGGGTACAGCGCTGAGCAGATCGTCAGGATTCGGTCGCAGATCAAGCGGGCGCAGGCTGGTGGGGTGCTGGATCGTCTGCTGGCTTCCACGCCCGCCCCGGCCGAGCGGGCACCACAGGAGCCCGCTGAGGCCCCGGTCGAGGTGACCAGCGGTGGCGACGCGGGCTGACCTGGAGCGGTTGGACAAAGCGCTGGACCGGGCGGCCGACATGGCGGTGAAGGACTTCGACGCCTTCGCCGCACGCCTGGACCTGGCAGCCCTTGACCCTGCCGTGGCACGCGACGCGCTCGGTGAGGTCATGGACCGGCTGCTGACCCGGTACGGGGACATCTCGGCCGCGTCTGCCGCTGACTGGTATGACGCGCTGCGTGACGTATCCGCCGCCGGCGACGGGTTCACCGCCGTCCTGGCCGATGGCCTGTCGCCCGAGCAGGTGGAGCGGACCACGAGGTGGGCCGCGCGGGGCCTCTTCGACGGGGACCCTGAGGACACTCTCGACAAGCTGCGGAACCACCTGACGCGCTCGATTGTGGCGCAGGGGAAGCGGACTGTGGAGATGAGTGCGGCCGCTGATCCTGCCCGCCCCCGGTGGGCGCGCGTGCCCGGTCCTGGCGGCTGCTGCGCCTGGTGCTCGATGCTCGCTTCCCGTGGGTTCGTCTACGCGACGAAGGCGACGGCTGGCGGCGAGGGGCACTCCTACCACCACGACTGCCACTGCGTCCCGACGCCCCTGTGGAGGGGGCAGAAGCCCCGTATCGACGGCTATGACCCGAAGGCATTGCGCGCCACCTATGACGAGGCCAGGGCGGCCGTGAAGGCGTCCGGTGCCGCCGTCGATGACAAGGCGATAGCCGCCGAGATGCGTCGTATCGCCCCTGAGTCTTTCACTGACGGGGTTGCCCCCGCCGAGTGACCCAACCATACCTACGAGCCCCTGCCGCGATGGTGGGGGCTTTGTTGTGCCGCGATGGCACCAATCACCGAGGGAGAACCCAATGCGCAAGACCATCAAGACCGCTGAGGCCGCCAGTGCCGATGAGTCCGTGGAGCCGACCGAGGTCACCGAGACCACCGAGCAGACCAGTGGGGAGCCCGCGACGGGCGACGCCGCCGACACGCTCGGAGACGCCGGCAAGAAGGCTTTGGCCGCCGAGCGCGCAGCCCGCCGAGAGGCCGAGAAGCGCGCCAACGACCTCGCAGCCCAGATCAAGGCCGCCGAGGACGCAGGCAAGACCGAAGCCCAGAAGCAGGCCGATGCGCTCGCCGCCCTCCAGGCCGACCTGGCCGCCATGCGGGCCGAGAAGGAGCGCGCCGAGGTCGCCGCCAAGACCGGCGTCCCCGTTGACATCCTCGCCGGCCCCGGCGATGACCCGGCCGCCTGGGCCGAGCAGGTCAAGGCGTGGGCCGCCGAGCAGGCCAAGCCCGCCGAGGCTCCGGCTCAGCCGGTCGTCCGCCACCACGGTAACCCGCCCGGTGCGGGAGCCGTCTCCCTCGATGAGCGTATCGCCGCAGCCGAAGCGGCTGGGGACCGGACTCTCACGGCCTCCTTGAAGGCATTGAAGCTCGGCTCCCACTGATGAGCCATCACGACTGAAAGGAATGACCATGGCCGGCATCACTGGCATGGCTACCACCTACAACTGCCCGAACTACGTCGGCGAACTCTTCGCCGCCAGCCCTGAGGACACGCCGCTGCTGTCTTCGATCGGCGGCCTGACCGGCGGCGTCTCCGTCGGCGGCACCACTTTCTCTTGGTCCGGCTACGACCTGCGTGACGCTGAGGAGGGTCGCCAGCGCACTGAGGGCGCTACCGCCCCCGCCGCCGAGGGACGCGCCCGCTTCGCCGCGAGCAACGTCGTCGAGGTCCGCCAGGAGAAGGTGTCCGTCTCCTACACCAAGCAGGGGGCGACCAAGCAGGTCACTCCGGCGTCCGGCGCGACGACTATCACCATCGGAGACACGGTTCTGCCCGCTGACGAACTGGCCTGGCAGATCGGTACCGAGATGAAGCAGATCGCGCGCGACGTCGAGAAGACCTTCATCGTCGGGAAGTACGCCAGCCCGACGGACAACCAGACGCCCCGCAAGACTCGCGGCCTCATCGAGGCGATCACCACGAATGTGGCGACCACCACCCACAAGGCCGCCGAGCTGACTGAGGCTGACGTCCTCGACCTCATCGAGAAGGTGTGGACGAACGGCGGCCTCCAGGAGGGTGAGACCCGGACCATCATCGTCAACTCCAAGCTCAAGCGCGCCCTCACCCGCGTCTTT